GCGGTCTCGGTCGCGACCTTGATGTCGTCGTTCGAGGCCGAGAAGTACGCGCCCCACACCGGCGTGACCTTCGGCGCAACCCACACGGGGCCGGCCTCGGTCGTTACCGTGCGCTTCTTGAGGATCGCCGCCAGCTCGGGAGCGCGCGGGATGAGGATGCCCTTACCTTCGCGCACCATGAGGATGCGGAGCGCCATCGCGAGGATCGGCTCGAGCGCGCCGGACCAGGAGCACTCTCGTAGGTCGTCGACGAGCGCCAGCAGCGGGGCGTAGACGAGCGCGAGGAACTTCGCGCTCATGTCGCCCTTGCCGAGGACGTCCGCCGCATTCGCGAGCACGACGCTCATCGACTGCTTGATGCGTGCGCTGATGTCGTCAACGTGTTTGGTCGCGACCTCGAATGCCTTGCCGGTGGTCTCGATGAGACCGACCTGCACATCCGCGGCGCGGTAGGACCAGATGCGATCTGGCGAGCTCGCGCGCGCGGGAGATGTCGCGCAGACCCCACCAAACGGTGCTGGGGTTCGACCGCCGGAAAAGCCCGCCGGGCCACCCATCGACGTGCGCTCGGTCGCCTGCGGCCCGTCGTCATCGGCGACGCCGGTCTCGTACGGCTGCGGAACGCCGAAGAATGTAATTCCGCGGTGCCGTTGCGAGAGCGCGAAGTTGAGCGCGTCGAACTCGTCGAAGTTGCCGTCGAGGAGTGACGTCCCGTCGATCGAGCCGCACTCGGCGTCGGGGAGGTTGCGATACCAGACGACCGGGCAGAACCCGAGGGCGTGCTCGCTGGTCTGAGTCTCGTCAACCTTCCACACCGGCCGCACGCCTTGAACGACGGCCGCGTCGTGATAGCGGATGTCGTGCGTCTCGGTGATGTCGCGTCGGTACCAGTGCTTGACGAGCTTCGGCTCGCCCGTGCCCTGGTCGGCGACTTCCTTGTCGAACTGGTAGCAGACCGTCAGGCCCACAACCGCCGCCGTGGGGTCGCCGTTCTTGAAGCTCGGCGAGCAGTCCTGCCCGCGCGGCGTGTCGATAACGTAGCGACCCTCACGGACGCAGACGATCGCCACACCGGTCTTCTTGCCGAGGCCGTGCTCAAGAAGCGTGCGCATCACCGCGCGGAGCCGTGCCTGTTCGGTGATCTCGGCGACGCCCTTCTCGATGGCCTTGGCCTCGTCGGCCGACACAGCGAGCGAGCCTACGGCGTCGTCCTTGTCGACGGGCTTGACCTGCAGTGACGGGAACCGCCCCTCGCCGTAGGTGAAGCGGACCGCCTCACGCACGCCGTTGCGCGGCAACGGATAGATGATGACGGGCTTACGCTCGCGGAGCGGGACGACGTCGCCGTTGGGCTTGCGACCCGTAAAGAAGTCTGGTCGGCCCTCGTACTGCGTGCCCTTGAGATAGCGATCGTATCGATCGAGGTCGCGAAACCGCGCGCTCTTGTGGGTGAACTCCGGCGCGATCGCCGGGCTATGCGGAACCGGCTCGGCCATGGAAGCGGCCCTTTCAGCCGTGCTTTTCGCTACGCGAGAAGTGGAACTTGACCGTGACCGAACCGGCGACACTCGTACCGGCACCGGTCGTCACCATGAGTCGGAGTTGCGGACCCCACTTACCACCCGCACACGTGTTGGCGGCGAGCGCGGGACTCGTGCCCTGGCCCACCTCAACGATCGTGTTCGATAGCGCGGGCGAGACCGTGTAACGCTTGGTTGCTCCGGCAGCGACTTGCGGAAAGTGGATGTAGTCTCGATACGTGGTGCCGCCGTCCCTTGAGCGTTGCACGTAGACGTCGAGCGTGCCGCCGGTCGGTCCCGTGAGATCGGCTTCGATCTCGAGCGTGTCGTAGTACGCGATCGGCCCCTCACCCGAGCCGGGGATCGGCGAGCCGAGTGCCGCGGTCGTTGCGCTCGCTGCGGTCGCGCCTGTGATCGTCAGCGTGAGGTTCGGTGCGGACATGCTTACTCGCGCGCCTGAGCGCCGGCGTTCGCGTTTCGACCCGAGCTCGGCTTCGTGCGGAAGCGCGCGAAGAGCGGATAGCGCAGGGCGTCCATCGCGTGGTTGTTCTTGTCCTCGATGTCGTCTAGCACCCGTTCGGCGTTGCGCGGGTCGCGCTTACGACGGTACACGCCCATCTCTCGGATCGTGTTCTGGCAGTTGCGTGCGATGTAGAGACGCGCGAAGGCAGGGCTTGTCTCGCTGTGCTGCCGCTTGGCGAGGAGTGCCCCGACCACGCCGATGCCATCCTCGATGGAGTTGTCGACGTCGCCCAACCGGATACGCGCCTTCTCCCGAAGCGCTGCGATGAGATCCGGCCTGGACGGGTCCGGGTACCACTTCGCGTTGGGGAACCAGCCGACGATCTCTCTCGCGCGCTCGATCCACCAGTCGCCGAGCCTGTGTGGCTCGTAGACCTCATGGATCACGTGTGCAGTCGCGTCCTCGCCGCTGCCTGCGATCCCGATAACGAGAAAGCAGCCGGGGTCCTCGAAGCCGTGGTCGACGCCGACGATAACCTCGGACCAGACCGTACCCTCGAGCGGATCGCGCACATGGAACGTCTCGTCGAAGTTCCCGTAAACGAGCCCCTCGGCGGCGTCGAAGTCGCAGAGCCACTCGCGCTTGAAGATCGTGGGGGCGAGCTTGGCTCGCGCCTTCTCGATCGCGATGCGGGAGACGAACCGCGGAAAGTCGTAGCAGGTGGCGTGATAGGAGCGGTGGTCGCCGAACGGCTTGCCGTCGGCGTCCAGCAGTTTTCCGGTCCCACGTGCGTGCGTGCGGTACAGCAGGCCGTATCGCCCTCGGGTCGGCGTGCCGCCCACCAGCATCATGCGGAGCGACCACGGCTCGGTGAACCAGGCCTCTGCGATCGCGTCGATGAGCTCTGGATCGATGTCGTCGGCCTCGTCGATGCAGGCGATGTCACAGCGAAGGCCGCGGTTCGATCGCGCCTGCTCGGCCGAGACCCACTGGATCCATGACCCGCCGGGGAAGGAGATCTTCCACTCTGAGCGGTTCAGGTGTCCGCCGAGCGGCTCCCAGTCGGTGCGCAACTCGTCGAGCGTGCGTTGTTCGTGAACCTTGCGGGCCTGCACGAGCCCGGGCATCAGCAGGACGATGCGAACGCCGGGCGTGCGTGCCCCGGGCCGCAGCCGTCCGTCGTGTTCGGCAACCTTGAGCCACCACTGAAAGCGCTGAAACCAGCTCTTCCCACCGCCACGGCCCCAGGGGATCGCCGTCGTGGTGCCGGGCTGGAATGCGCGAAAGGCGAGTTGCTGCGGCTTTTCGAGCGGGACGCGGATCTCCATCACGCCGCCTTGTCGGACGACGGCGGCTCCTCGAGCGGCTCCTCGCCCGCGGCGTCCACGATCGTGATCCTGATGGGCTCGCGCGGGAGCATCGGCGCGTCGTCGAATCGGATACCCGCGAGCTTCAACGACAGCTCCTCGAGCTTCGCGTAGCCGTGGAAGTCCGACTGCTCGACCGCCTTGCGGATCATGCCCTCGAGACGCAGCCGCGCGTTGTTGCGGTACTCGTCCCGCTTCTCGGGACCGATGCGCACGATGCGCGAGGCCTCGCAGGCGTCGTTCTCCACCGTGTGCCAGTGCAGGCCCCACATCTCGCCGAGCTCACGCGGGGTGATGCCCGTGAAGTACTGGCCCTCTTGCATCAGGCGAACGAGATGCTCGATCCGTTCGTCCTTCGGCGGTGCCGTTCGCGGTTTTCGCTCACGTTTGGACATCCGGCCGAAGCCGAGAGCCCTCACACGTGACCACGGAGTCGGGGTGTTCGTGCACGGGGTCGGCCCTCCTACTCCCCATGTCGCCGGGGAGAAGCGATGGGGGCGGGGCTCCGGGGCCCTGGAAGCCTCGCTGACGCGTCCGTGTGCCCTGGTCGAGCGCTGCGCCGTTCAGTGGCTGCTCGCGCGTCCAGGGCCGAGCGGGTGGCGTCGGCGGGGTATCAGCGGGGTCCTCGCCTGGTGACGCGTCAGGGGGCCAGGGGGGGGGTTGGCCTTCTCCGTTCCGTCACCGGGCGAGCGCCCAGCCTATACGCATCCTGGGGGCTTTCCGGGGTGCCGTCGATGTGGCCAAAGCTGGCAAAGAGCAGCGCATGGCGGCGCAACGCGGCTTGACACGGCCGGTTGCGGTCGGCACCGTTGTTGGAACGCTTGCGTCGGCCGGGACGAGCAGGCCTGCGAGGGGGTTCAGATGGCATCGGGGCCAATCGGTAGCGGGGATGCGGTGACGGACGAGCGCGCTCGCGCCGGCGTCGCCCCGAACCTACGCGGTTGGAAACAGATCGCCGCTGCCATCGGCGACGACGTGCACGTGCGGACGGTGCAGAAGTGGGAAGCGCAAGGGAAGATCCCCGTCGTCTCGTTCGGCGGACGTGTGGCGGCTTACGCGGATCGCGTGCTCGCGTGTCTTATGTCGCAGCCGCGGCGCGCGGCGTGATTGCTCGCGGACGCAGATCGACCGGCTGAGCGGTGAGCCACGGTTCCACTTTTTGTACTCGCTCCACCGACCACCCAAAACGTCGACGCCACCACATGACATCTAGTGCGTGCGCGCGGCGGCCAGCGAGCTTCCGCATTGGCACCTTCGGCGACATCGATCGCTGCACTGCGCGTGCGAGCATGCGGTCGATCTCGCGCGCGTCGCGTCGAGTGACCGTCATCGTCACCTCACCCGTCGCTGTCTTCGATCGCGGGTAGTCGTCGGGCAAGCCCGTGCGGATCGGCGGGCCGTGATCGGGCTCGTGCCATTGCACAAGTTTC